ATAATCACAGGTGGCAATTGAGCAAAAGTCTCTTGAGAATCCATCATGACATGCTGAGATGCTGCGGCCAAGAGCTTATCAGCCGCAGGAGGCAGCATTTGCTCTTTCATGACGTTAAAAGAACGACCTAACGCAGCTGAGGCATAAGTGTCAATTTGATTGAGATACCACAGCGTTACGTGCTGTTTCAAATGCTCAAGTGCTGCAGGAATATACACCGGAGCTATAATGGGATTAGCGCCGTATAAAGGATTCTTCATATAATCCAGCAAAACCTGGATATGAGATAGATGATCCTGGTGCGGGAAAGCGCCAACAGGTTTGCCCACCGTCATGGCTACGTTCTCAAGAGCCGGGTTCATATCCTTGACATTCTGCGGGTCGGGCAAAACCTCGTTGACATCAGGGATCTTAATCTGCTTAAGGATACGCTTCTCAACCGCAATGCGGTTATACAAATCAGGATTAGCTTGAGCTCGAGCAGCCAATGCCTGAATTTGAGCGTAGCGCTGAGTCTCTGAGAAGATATGCGGGTCGGACACCGGCACAATATCAGAATTCTTCTCAAAGTCTTCTTTGCTAACTCCAATTTCTTCAGCAATATCATTCTTCTGTTGGTCATCCAAGTACCAACGATTGAGACGAGCAATGACACGAAGAACGCGGCGCTGAGACTCATGCAATCGCGCATGAATCGAGCTAAAGACTGCAGCCCCTTGCTCAATCAAAGCTTGTGTTGTGCCTACCGGAGCTTGAGAATTGACATCCGCAATCTTCTCTTCAGAGGTTGTTACTACACCTTTTGCAGCTTCAGTCAACCAACCAAGCAATTGGAACAACACCGGACTTGGTGGATTAAAAGGCACAGGCATGGCTATCTTGCGGATATCATCGACTCCTGGCGCTCCCTCAATTTCTGCAACTTGAGTTGGTTCGATAGTGGTGCTCTGACCCGAGATCTTAGCCCCTTTGAGCTTGAGCATTGTGGGGGCAGTGTTAATATGTGCACTATCCAACAAGGCACGGAGAGCACCAGTAAGAGCAGCACTAAGGCCACCAATGAGATGAGGGAATCCAATTGCGTAAGCGCCTCGCCAAGGAATAAACTTAAATTCGATAATCCAATCGAGTTTAGACATTGTGTCATCGCCATACTCCCAGTTGCGATATAAGCCTAGCACATCGCGAGTAAGCTCATCCACCATTAGAATGTAGGGCGCACGCTCGCCTTTTGAGTAACTATCATCATCATGCTCAAGCCAAGTGTAGATATGAAAGACACGACGTATGCCGTCGATATTCTCCGCCTGAGATTTCTTACCCTCAATCTTATTGGTTGCTTTCTCTGCCGCCGACTCTTCCGGCTCCATGCTGGCACGGTGGATGTTGACGTCCTTATATAAGCCGCGAGAAATACGAAGCTCAAACTCTTCTTGTGTAATGTCTTGGACTTCGGTAATGCGGCCAGCCGTATAGAAGTTACCAGCTGCAAAAGGTAGATAAATATTGTCAATCGGCAAAAACTCTACGCATGGGCGCTTCTTTTGCTCATCGTACCAGATCTTGAAGTACTGTGAGCCGCCCAACGGAATTTGAGTGAACATTTGCTCCTGCTCATCTCTAAATTCCTCAATCTGCTCAGTCAACTGCCAATTGAGATATTCTTTCTTGCGCTCAGCCTTGGTGGTCTTTTCCTCGGTTACCTCGCCAAAGATCTTGGTACGAACAGGGCCATCCGGTGGAAAGAGCTCTTTAATTGCACGCGCTGCAAAGTCAACACAAGCCTCAGCCATAACTGGGTGTACAACCTTGGATGCGCCTTGGAAAGATGCTCCACCAGGTGCATCATGCCCCAGGCCTGTTCTACGAATGCCATCCTCATATTGCTTATCACGCTCAGTGCGAGCATCTTTGTCTTTGTCGATAAGCTCGAGATACTTGGTGGCCAAAGAGCTGGCTTCATACGATGGCATATCATCAGCCAAGTTGGCATAAAAGTCAGGCTCATCTTCTGGACCTTTATGATCATCCATGCGTACAATGACCGAGCCATCGGGCAATTCTTCAAAGTCATCCTCATCTGGCTCTTCTTGATCGAAGATGTCGTTGAATTGCTGCTCATCATCCTCGTCAGAGACAGGCCCAATGAAACGATTGTAATCCTGTGGGATCGGCATCTCAGTTGCCATTATGCTCTCCGAAGTAACTCAGCCCGCATGGCGGGAATTGATTTTGTCATTTGCACTTTCTTTTTGACGATGCCACCCTTGGCGAAGCCGGGGCGCCAAGTGCCTTCAGCTACTCGAATAGCGTATTCCACTGTTAATGGGTCTGCTTCGCCAAAATAAAGTTCAGCATTGTCACGGACTTCTTCTAAAAATCCACGTATAGCGTCAGGCCCTTCACCATCCCTACGAAGCTCTTCCATTTGCTCGCGCAAATGCTCAACCATAGGCGTCGCATCAGCAAGCATATCATTGGTCATGCGCGCAGCTAATGCATCGTTATTGAGTAGCGTAGGCGGGACTTGCTCAGGCTGTAGACGAACTTCAGCAGGTGGTGCAGGAAGCTGCTCACGTTGCTGCTGCAAAGCTTCCATGTCGCGATTAATAACAGCCAATGTATTTACGTATACGCGTTGCGCATTGGTCAATTCTGCGCGTTGCTCAGGTGTTGTTGCGTTTGCTATGCGCTCATTTATGCGCTCGATTGTGCCTATGACAGAGTTGGCGTCAATCATTAGTTGCTCATACGTACGAGGCTCAGGCTGTTGTAAATCTTGGAATAATTGTAAGCCATCAATGGGCGCGTTGGCAGGGTGCGTAGGATCAGGCTCCCAATCTTGAGGCGGGTTGAGCTCAGCATCAAGTGTAATCTGTTCGTTAATGATCTGCTCAAGCCGATCACGCACTGCTTGTAAAGTTTGAGTTTCTTCTGCTGAAAGACCTCGCGCATCTTGCAGCATTTCAAAATGACCTATCAATCCCTCAGCGCGATCAGCTTCTTCGCTAAGCGCATCATATTGACGCCGCAACTCACTATTGCGCTCAATTCGTGCAATGTTACCTTGCTGCCGCGCAGCTTGCTCAGGCATATTGGCCTGAACATACTCGTTGAATTGTTTTTGAGTTACGAAGCGAGGAAGACCTAACGGGTCGACATTGCGAATCTCATCGACAGGCACACGCAATTGCGTAGATGCTTTAGAAGCTAAATCACGGTATTGACTAGTATCTGTTGTATCCCTAACAGTTGTGTTCTTTACCAACTCGCTTGAGATATGCGTAATTCTGTCAGCGTATTGATTCAAATACTTTGCAATATCAGCATAATATTGCGGCGTAATCTCTTTATTTCTATAGCCTGATACGTAGCCTATGCTATATGTGCCATCACTTTGACGATTAAAGTCAAGTGTTGCTGCTGGTAAACCTGTTTGTTTATCGCGTATACTTGCAAGCATCTTATCGCCGTCTGCAACCGATCGCACATAGCTATAATCGAGTGGGTTGCCTTTTGCGACTTTATTCTTATTGAAGTCGTAGATAGAACGATAAGTTTGATGCTCACCTGTAAAGAGATTGCGTGCATTATCAGGCGCCTGGCCGCATTGACCTACGCAATGGTCCAACACCAAAGTGTCCATGCTAAGCACCTTGGCGATATCTTCAGGTGACATAGCGCTAGTAACTTCAATGACACTCGAATTATCCAAGTAAATTTGCGCCATATCCAATTGCTGCTTTGCGGCGTCAGCGACTACAGTCTTCTCTCGCTCAGCAAGTTTAGCCTCCTCAGCTTCTTTGGCTATACGCTTTTCTGCGCCTTTGCGTACGTATTTCTCAACTGTCAGGTTCTTAAGTTGGTCTGCGGGAATCTTACCTTCAATAATATCGCGATACGCGTCTTTAGCAACTTTCTCCAGCCCAAGATCATTTGCAATGGTACTTTCACGCCCAACATACAGTTGCTCAGTTGGCGCTGCTCGAGTAACAGACGGATAAAATGGGCGCTCATACGACGCAAGATCACGACGTAGTATTTGCTCTTGTGTGCGTGGTACGAGTGATGCGTCTGCAACTGCTTCATACGCAGAGCCAAGTTTTAGGTTCTCAACCTCTTGGTTGAGTTGCTCAACCTGCCGCGCCTTGGCACGTATAGGATTGGTTGACTCGGCATAGCCAGGCATGGTCATGGGGTCTACGCCTTGAGCCTCAGCCGCGTCTAAAATCTGTTGGCGTTGCGCTTCCATGCTGGATAATTCTTGTTGCGCAGCTGCAAGCTGTTGTTGCTTTGCTTCAAGCTGTGGCGCAACTAATCCGGCTTCAGGCATACCGGCCAAGCGCCGCGCCTCTTTAGCAAAGTCACTTGCATAACCTGCTACGTTCTGTATCTCGGTAGGTGTTCTATACGTTATGCCTTGCGCTGCCAGTGCCACCAATGGATCACCTTCAGTGCCGACATTGCGTACGATGTAATTGCTAAACGGGCCCCGCAACCAGTCCACGGCCATCTTATGCCGTTCCATGAACTCATTAGGCGTTATGACTGTGGCGCCAATATCATTGGCCATTTGACGCCCTGCTGCAGCTGCATCTGAATTTAGGAACTCAGAGTAGAGCTCCATTATCTTAGTTGCATTAGCATCTCGATCGCCGAACTCCAAGTCGAAGGCACGCTTGGCATCTCTTGGGTCAACATCAGGATACATTTCTGCAATGCGCCTTCCGGCGTAGCGCTTCATATCATCGTACAGTTGATTGGGGAACTCATCGGCAATGATATTGCGCCACTCGGCCATCGCGTTATAAGGCGCCAATTCACGTGCGCCTACGATCCGTTGCACAAGGTTGGTTGCTGGGTCGACATTAAACTGTGTGCCTACAGCTGTCTCAGGTCGCGTTGGCTCAACCAATCGCGTACCTTTACGCCGTACCGCGTACATCTCAGGCGCGCTTAATGCTTGCATTGGCGTCACTTCATCCGCCAAGCTTTGGCGCCTCTCCATGATGCCGGCCCACTCATCGGCCAAGCTCTGTAGACGTGAGCCCATGGTCGGCTTACCTGTGATAGGGTCGATGCGCTGAAAGCCAGTTTGCGCAGCTTGGAAGTCCGCGGGTATCTCGCCAAGTTGAGTTGCCAGGCGCGCAGCGTCGCCTTTCATGGCGCGGATATCCGAGCCTGTGAGCATAGGACGGCGCGGCGCATTGGGTATTGCAGGCCATGCATGCGGCAACTTGGATTCTTCGAACACACGCCCTACGCGCTCAGCAAATGCCGCGCCTTGTGGTGTTTGCATAGGCGCCACGTTCTTATCCATCAACGCATTAACCTGAGGCGTAGATGTCTGACCTGTGAGCAATGCTTCTATGGGTGTCCGCACCATCATTTGGAACGGATTGCCAAAGAGCGTATTGGCGACGTCTGAGACTTGTTGTGGCAATGTTGCTATGTCTGCTTGCAAATCTGCAAATGTGGGTCTACCTTTTGGTGCTTGGCGCGGCGTAGTAAGCCGCATGTAGATATCATCAATTGACAAAGGCTTGGCGTCAATGGCCATGAGCTGGCGTAATGCGTCAGAGATTTGTCGTTGTTGTGGTAAAGGTGATCGCGCGTCTAGCTTGGCACCAAGAGTTGCTCGCATCTTGGCAATATCAGACGGCGTATTACCTGCAGGTGCGCCATCATCACCTACGTAATTACCAAGGGCGTCGTATATGGCGGCCATAGTCAATCGCCTTTAAGGTCGTTATACTCTGACTTTAAAAAGTCCAAGAAGTCACTTGCCATATTAGGGTCTTCACTAATACTTGAGTCAATCGTTTCAACATATTTAAGCACATCTTTTGGCTTATGCCCATGCAAAATTAATGCGCGCCCTAAATCGTATGAATCATACGCAAGGTCGCCTTCTTCTGACTCATCAAGCACAACGTACTCACCAGTATCTGCAAGTGCACGTTGCAAATTTTCCTCAGACACGTAATCAACAATTGCAGGCAACGTATCGCGCACCTCATCCAACAAATCAAAAAATGGATCCATTTTGTCAGCTATTAGTGACTTTTCATGCTCAGTCGGGATTTCAGATACTCGTTGCTCAAGTGCTTTGATATGCGGTGAATTGCGAATGTTCTCAGGTAAAAAATCTTTTAACGCTGTAAACAAATCAAGATGATTTTCCAACGTGCCATGTTCGTAATTAAGAGGCTCATAGTCAAATCTATCTTTAAGAATCTTTCGTAATGTGGGACTAACTTTAAAAGTATCTTTTACTATTTCAGGCGCAACTTGCTCCAATGGCGCTTTTACAACAGGCTCAGCCAACTTAGCCAGCTCAGGCACCGCGCCACGTAGCGCCATTTGCCCGGCTGTACGTGCTGTGTTACCTAGGAATTGGCGCCTTGACATTGGTGTTGTCAATGACTTATACGCCATTGAGCTTAGTGGCGCTTGTGCAGGAGTTGGCGCAGGTACAGAAGAAGGGGGTGTGCTAATTGCAGGAAGCTGCGTACTGGGTTTCTGTTCTGGGATGTCGTTTAAGCCTAAAATGCGACGTCGCTGTATATCAACAGGTGGCGCAACAGGCTTAGGCTTTGGGCCTTTACCAAACCAGCCTACCTCCAAAGCCATAGGATTGCCACGTAACAAACTTGCGCCATCATCATATGTTGGAGGCGTTTGTTGCGCCAAATACTCAGCATACAAACGCGCTAAGTCTTGATCATTAGGCGGCATAAGGATTGACCCTCTTCGGCTTTGTGTCGTCGGAATACTGACTCTCGTCATTGTATACCGGATCAATGTCCAAGAATCCCATATCTCTCAAAATTCTCAAAGCTTGAGTCGTAGCATCTACCAAGTCGTCATGCCGAACTTCAGGGAAGGCACAAAGCTGACTGATCAAAGGCTCCACCCAATCACGTGCAAAGCCGGACTTCTTTATCGACTCAGGCACGTAGACACGACCCCGCTTAATGATGGGCGCCACGATGTTCAGTCTTTGCATCTTGTCAGCCATCCCAGGGTTGTAACTCCTTACTGGGACTCCGGCTCTTTGGAGATCTTGAATGAGACTGATACCGGCCGACTTATCTTCGATAAGTACAAGGTCGACCTTCTTCCCGTGCCCAAACTCATTTTCGTCCCCATAAATCGACTTAGACTCTTCAACAACTTTTGGTCGTAAGTCGGGATATTGCAAATGCTCTTCCCAGCAATCAACGACCATTGCTGCAAGGGGCTTGTCTTCGGAGGGCTTGAAGATTCCCAAAACGACGCAGGCTGTCGGGTCGTTGTGAGTCTTGTCCGAAGTAGCACAATCGTAGGACTGTACGACATACTCAAACTTCGGGAGAGGCTTCTCAGCAGGCCAGAGCTTGAACCAGTCACGCTTGACGATACCCGCCTCTTCGGGGTCGATGATCTCGGCATGAATCTCTTGGCGCCCAAGCTTGGTCCCCTCGTACTGAAGAATTTGTTTCTGGAAGGTCGGAGCGAGGTTCTGGAGGTTGTCGTAGGTACTGGCCGTGGTGTACACCACATCCTGACCATCGCGTGCCACCAGATCCACAATAAGAGGCTTGGGCTTAGGTGTTGTGGTACAGATCAGCCGAGGGTTCTTGCCAAGCCGCAATCCGAATTGCAGCATATCCCAGGCATCGTCCAAGTAGTCCCATGCAGCCAGCTCGTCAAGCCACCCACCATGGAATTGAGGACCACGAAATCGTTCCGGTTCTGAAGCGGGGATGCCTTTGATGATAGACCCGTTAATGAGTCTCAATTCGTGAAGAGACTTGGTGTAAGTCTCGATGAGGGGCTGGGGTATGACGTTAAGTAGTCCGGAGTCGCCTTCAAAGCAAACATCTCGAACATCTCCGGATGTTGGTGCTGAGACCAACCATCGTGTGCCAGGATGAGACCAAGCTTCCCACCATACCCACTCGGCTGCGCACCGAGTCTTTCCTGCTCCACGCCCTGCAAGGAGCAACCACACACTCCACCAATCGCCTGAAGGCGGAATCTGATGCCGCCCAGCTTTTGTCAGCCATCTCACTCGCGCCAAGGTGGCGGCTTTATGCTCCGGCGGAAGCTTGTTGAGATCCGGCCCTTTGCGTATCTTCTCGGCTAATTGCTCACTTACCTCGGGACTCAGCATCGGATTGTCTCACAGCCAAGAGCTCATTCAACAGCTCACCTGCGAAATCATGCGTATGCTCAACTTTCACAGGCCCATCATCTTTGCCAGTGAGCTCAACCTTCGAGTTCTCACGATAATGCTCGGGGAACCGAGCTGCCATGCTTCGTGACCAGAGACCAGTGTTTAGCTTCGGACCGCCCGGCGTCTCAATCATGTGAAGATGCGCCATTTGCTCCCAATACGCCAATGCGTCAAGACGTGCTATGCTCAAGGCTCGCTGAAAATCTTCGTGAGCAATTTCCCAATTAGCAAGGTTGGTAGGCGTAATACCGAGTTCTGACGCAATCTGCCAACGCGACAACCCTTGCTTGCCAAGCTCAACAATTCTCTCGCAATAAGCCGGGTCGTACTTGGTTGGACGCCCTAAAAACTTTCCGTTTTTTGATGGAGTCTTGGTAGTCATGGCTCGGATTTTATCCTCATTTTCGAAAAAGTAAATACAGTAATCAAACTATCAACGGGTTACAAAAAATGGTTTCACCTAGCCAGAACTCTATATATACGAGTGCATATATATATAATATTTATT